CACAATGGTCAATACTACCAAGTCAGTGCAGGTGGATTTGATACTGTTCCCCCAGAACTGCACACTAGATACAAACAATGGGTAATTGAAAAATCGCATACCTACGCACAAGATGAATTGTCCTGCTTTGAAAAAATAAAACAACTGCACATAGAACTGTTGGACCTAAATATCCCACACCTGTTCTTTAATACATACATGCATTTTGGGCATGTTGCGTTAAATCACCAAATAATGTATAATTGGCATAATAATTACATAGATCCTTATAACCAAAATGGCACATATTACTATTGGCTACGCAATCAAGGCTTTAAATGTGTACAACATCACGATGTACACGAAAGCTATCACTATGGTGCAGATGCACACAGAGCCTGGTCAGAGTATCTAATACCACATGTCGAACATATTATACGTCAACGGTGATAGTCATACAGCGGCCGCAGAGGCTGTAAATACCTACGCTTTTGCTGCCGACGATATCAAGTATCAACACCTAGGCAATCAGCCCCATCCGGATAATTTAAAAGTTAGTTATGGAAATATGTTGGCAAGGTTATTGGATTTTGAATTAGTCACTGACGCCGAGAGTGCTTGTAGCAACGATAGAATTTTAAGAACTACTAGAGAATATTTAAAAAACAATCGCCCGGGATTAATTGTAATTGGCTGGACCAATTGGGAACGCAGTGAGTTTGAGTACGAAGGCAACTACTATCAGTTCACTGCCAATACTCCACGCATTGTTTGGCCAGAACAGGTCAAGCACGAACATCTAAAATGGGTACTAACGCACAACAGTAAACAGTCCAGCGACCGATATCACGAAGCAATCTATGAACTGCATCTCGATATTATGGACATGGGTATTCCGCATATCTTTTTTAATTGTTTCCATCCATTTTATAAAACTGAACCCAAAGAATGGGACAACTGTTACATAAGCCCATACGGGCATCACAGAACTTTTGTACAATGGGCACAAGACAAAGAGTTTCCTACTGTGGGTGCAGGTTACCATTTTGGACCAGAAGCACATGCAAAATGGGCTAAAGTCCTAGTGGACCACTTGCTTTTATCTAAATAATATGCTATTATAACAACATGAAATATCTAATTGTAGACACCGCTAATACCTTTTTCCGTGCCCGTCATGCCGCTCATCGCCAAAGCGATACGTGGGATCGTTTGGGTTTTGCTATCCACGTTACCTTGGCTAGTGTTGCAAAATGCTGGCGTGAACAAGGTGCAGACCATGTGGTATTCTGTTTAGAAGGCCGTAGCTGGCGTAAGGATTACTATGAGCCGTACAAGAAAAATCGTGCTGTTGCCCGTGCCGCCCTCACAGAAGCAGAAGCAGAAGAAGATGCATTGTTTTGGGAAGCCTTTGATACACTAAAAACTTTCTTAACTGAAAAAAGTAACTGCACAGTTCTTCAGCACAGCAACCTTGAAGCAGACGACTTGGTAGCAGGATGGATTCAAGCACACCCGCAAGATGAGCATGTAATTGTATCAAGCGACAGTGACTTCCATCAACTACTAGCACACAACGTAAAACAATATAACGGAATCCAAGATGAACTCCACACTACGGATGGCATTTTCGACAAAAAAGGTGCCCCAGTCAAAGATAAAAAAACAAAAGAACCCAAAAAAATTCCGGACCCTTCATGGATCTTATTTGAAAAGTGTATGCGAGGAGACACCTCTGACAATATCTTTTCAGCCTACCCTGGTGTCAGGACAAAGGGGACTAAGAATAAAGTTGGACTCCAAGAAGCCTATGCCGACCGCGATAGTAAAGGCTTTGCGTGGAATAATCTAATGCTACAGCGTTGGACTGACCATAACGGTATTGAACATCGTGTGTTGGACGACTATGAACGCAATCGTGTGCTAGTAGATCTTACTGCACAGCCAGACGATGTTAAAGTGCAAATTGCAGAAACTATTGCCACTGCTAGTACTGTTAAAAGTGTTCCAATGATCGGAGCACAATTTATGAAATTCTGCGGAAAATACGAACTAAATCGCATAAGCGACAATGTTCAAAATTATGTTGACTTTTTATCAAAGGCATACAAAACAAAATGAAAGACCTTGTATTCTTCCTAGCATTGTTGCAACTTAAACATTGGTATGTTGACTTTGTCAATCAAACCATGGAAGAAGTAAAAAGTAAAGGACAGTACGGAGATCGATTAGGACTTTGGCACAGTGCCAAGCATGGCATTGGTACTGCTATGGCAGTATGGATTGTTGGCGGATTTGTTGCTATCCCTGTTGCTATACTTGTTGGACTAGTTGACTTTGCTGTTCACTATCACGTGGATTGGGCAAAAATGAATTGGGGAAACCGTGATATCAACGATCCTTTATTCTGGAATCATTTGGGTCTTGATCAAATGGTACATCAGCTTACTTACATTATTTTTATGTATTGGTTGTTTGTATGATTAAAGGTATTACCGGCAGTGGACAATTTGTTACTGTATCTAATGGAAGTTCAAGCACCTACGTTAATGCATACGGTGGAGCTCAAGGGGTAGGTAATGTACGTTTCAACACTACCAATCAAAATCTTGAAGTGTTTGATGGTAATTCGTGGGTAATGCTTAATATGAGTCATGCGTCAATTGGCCTTACTGGCGAAGCTGAATCTCTTTTACAATGGGCCAGAGAAGAACGTGCCGCAAGGCAAAAGGCCGAGGCTATGGCCTTGACCAATGTTACTGTAGCTGACGCACTAAATCGTGTGCGTGAAGCAGAACAGCAACTTATAGTAATTGCCGCATTATGCGAGCAAGAGGAGAAAAAACAATGAGATGGTTAAAGAATAAATTACGCAACTGGATCAACAGCGACGACTATCCAGTAGCAATAACTAACAGTAGCAGTAAAATAAGGGTATCGGACGAACCAGACGTTGACGGCATGCGATTTACTATCATGAAGGCCAACGGCGGGATTATTCTACAATCACGTAAGTACGATCGCAGACGTGACGAAAGCGATTGCAGTACTTACATTATCACAGACGACGAACCATATGCTGAACGCATTGGTCAAATTGTATCAATGGAGATCTTAAAATCATGAGCGAGGTTATTGCAAAACCTGTAGTAAAAAATAAGTTTTGGATTGTTGAATCTGATGGTCAAAAGATTGCAACTATACAAGCAGTTGAAGAAGGAGGCGTGGTCTATGTACACGACAATGAACGTGAATCGTTTCCTAGTATTAAACTGTTGACTAAAAAATATAACATTGAATTTGTTAAGGCCGAAAAGTCTGTTAAGTCAGAAGACCATGAAGTTTATGGATACCCGTGTAGCAATAGGCCGCACAATGAAATTTATGATGTGCAACGCAAATTGCCTATCTATACCAAAAGCTCAAAGTCAAAAAGTTATTTCTGTGCAGGATACTATGCTGTGAGATTCAGCAATACTTGGGTCAAGGCCTATTGCCCTAAACTTATTACATTAAACAGATACGAATATGCTGGTCCTTACAAATCACAAGAACAGCAACAACTGGAATTAAGGAAATTAAATGGACACGCTTAGTATCTATGTAAAAATGTTCAATGACCGTGTTAGAGTCATGAACCAAAGTAATTCCACTAACTTAACCCTAACCGCACAAGATGCTCGTAATTTGCATGCAGATATCTTTGCTTTATTGTCACTAATAGCAGAATTAGAAGGAAAACTTCAAGCAAATTCTGAAGAAACTATCCAGGTATCTATGGACGGCGGAGGATTTAAATAAACTACGCATTTATTGGTGATAAATAAATGTATCAAGGAACAATGTTATGAGTCGACCAAAGCCAACTGTTATTATTGAGCACGTAAACAAGAACACTTATAAAAGTGATCAGGTGTTAAGTTCTGAAGGTATCTGGGCTGTGTTTTATGATAACAAACCAATTAATCTAAAAACGCACAACATTCTTGTGAGTTACCCAGGGCCCAAATACAAGAAAGTAAGTTTCAGTAATCCGGGACATGCTATTAATCTAGCAAAAAAATTAAACACCTTATTCAAGACCGATAAGTTCACTGTGGTCTTACTAAGCCAAGGTGAAACCATATACCCATAAGCAACACGAAAAACAAGTTGAAGTTATAATCCTCGCGGGTTATGACCCAACTAGGTTTGTTGGCGTTGAACATCAGTGGTGGTATAATCCCATAAACCACAACAGCCTAAGACTAACCCACACTGGGTTCAAGTGGTTTACACAGCATGCCAAATTAAAAAGCTACGAGATTAAGCTACCCGAAGATCAAAAAATCTTACCTAAGCACTACTTACAATTAGAGAAACTGTTTGAAGAGCCTTACTACATCAAAGGTCGGGCCAGTATTGTAGTGTTTGGCGAACGCGATGCGGTAATGTTACAACTACATGCCGGAGACTTAACATCTTACCTGAATAACTTAGAAAGCAATCAATGATCGTACTAGCACCTATCAGCGTTGGCGAACTTGTAGACAAGATCACAATCTTAGAAATTAAACTAGACATTATCACAGATAATACCAAACGTGAAAATGTTCATCGCGAACTTGATGAGCTGAATAAAATCCTAAATAATCTCGAATTACCAAATATCACGGTACAAAGAAAAAAGCTCAGAACCATTAACAACGAACTTTGGCAAATCGAAGATGCCAAAAGAGAGTGTGAGCGTACACAACAGTTTGACGAATTCTTTATCGAACAAGCTCGACAAGTATATCTTAAAAACGATCAACGTGCCAGCATTAAACGCGAAATCAATGTGCTATGCGGTAGCACAATCATAGAAGAAAAAAGCCACAAAACCGTTGCATAAAAACAACAGAATTTTTGGTTGATCCAAAAATCCATTTAATCTATAATAGCAGTTATAGTATAAAAATGGAGCTAATATGTATTCCCAAATAACTGAAAAAGAACAGGTTGTGCGAGCCCTCAAGGGCCCACAGTTTGAACGTGATCGCCACGGTAGTTTGTTTGATCGTGGATCAGCAGACAGTTACTACAGTCGTGGACAAGATCCACATTGGTTCCCGCAGGGCAGTTACAACGGTGAAAAAGTAACTAATTTAACTGACGAAGAACGTGCAGAATACCTAGCAGGTTATGCTTGGAACGAGCTACACGGCGACAAAAAGTCATGGGACTAAACGGTTGCTCGTTAAATCCATTTAATCTATAATACAAAGTATAGTAACTAATAAGGGCCAGCAATGAGCAATTGGATCAAAGACGGTAAAACTATTGTTGCAAATTACTTGGGCCAACAAGTCCATGGCACTGTAGAATCTAGCCGTGTCAAGTACGGTGGTAAAGTGCAATATAATGTTAAACTGGGCCAACCTGTACAATTCCGCTGGAGGTCCGAACCTAGTATTCAAGTACTAATCGACAACGACGAAATTGTTGCTGAATTGGCTTAACTTGACTGTTAATTCAATTAATTGTACAATACAAAGACTATCAACTAAAGGAGTATTTTATGTCCGTGACTGAAAACCGTAGTGTTACCCCAAGTGAAGCCCGTAGCCGTGTTCTGCGAGCATTTAAAGCCAAACGTCCTGTGTTCCTGTGGGGTCCTCCGGGCATTGGCAAATCTGAATTGATTGCTGGCGTTACCGAAGATCTCGGTGGCTATATGATTGACTTGCGTCTGGGCCAATGTGAGCCCACAGACATTCGTGGTATTCCGTTTTTTAACAAGAACAAAGAAGTTATGGACTGGGCACCTCCTGTAGACTTGCCCGATGAGGAATTTGCAAGCCAGTATCCTGTTGTGGTGCTGTTCTTGGACGAAATGAACTCAGCACCGCCCGCTGTCCAGGCCGCTGGTTATCAGCTGATTCTTAACCGTCGTGTAGGCAAGTATAAACTGCCCGACAATGTGGTAATCGTTGCCGCTGGTAATCGCGAAAGCGACAAAGGTGTTACATATCGTATGCCTAGCCCGCTGGCTAACCGCTTTGTTCACTTAGAAGTTCGTGCAGACTTTGAGTCTTGGTTCCAGTGGGCTGTTAACAATCAAATCCACCAGGATGTGGTTGGTTTCTTGAGCTTTAGCAAGCAAGACTTGATGGAGTTCAATCCTGTTAGTGCAAGCCGAGCCTTTGCTACTCCACGCTCATGGACTTTCGTTTCGCAGTTCTTGAATGACGAAGATGCTACTGATGCAGAGCTTACAGACTTGATTTCTGGTACTGTTGGTGAGGGCCTTGCTGTTAAGTTTATGGCACACCGCAAGGTTGCCAGCCAAATGCCTGACCCTAGCAAAGTGTTGAAAGGTGAAGTAAAAGAGCTCAAGGTTAAAGAAATCTCTGCCATGTACTCGCTTACTATCAGCATGTGCTACGAGCTTCAAGAGCAGTACAAGAAGCTAGGCAAAGAGAAGATCTCTGAGTGGCACGCCCAAGCAGACAATTTCCTTCGCTTTATGATGGATAACTTTACCACTGAGCTGGTTGTTATGGGTGCTCGTGTTGCTCTTACTACTTACAACCTGCCAATGGTTCCAGGTAAGATGAAGAGCTTTGACGAATTCCACAGCCGCTTTGGCAAGTACATTATCGCGGCAAGCGGTAAGTAAAGAGTTCGCTAGTCACGGACAGGAGGCTGGTAGCAATACCGTAAGTCCTCCTTTTTATTATGAAAATAACCGAACTTGACAAACGACATACTGGTAACGAAAAATACAAGTATCATGTTGAGCCTAATCTTAGATTAGGTAATGTACAACTATTCCACACTTGGCGAGCATGGTGTTGGGAATCATTTGGTCCAGGTATTGAATTGCGATTTGCCATAGACGATCATGCTGTTCTTAGTGTGCTACCAATTGAGTTACCTACCACTTGGGCTTGGCAAACTGAGTTCGGCCATAAAAGGCTGTACTTTAAAGACGATGCTACA